ATTCTATTCGATATTCAACGTCATCTTCAGGAGATACAGTAAGAACCCTAAGACAATCGGAAGGAATTTGAAATCGAGCGTCAAAACCAAAAGCAGGGGCCCCCACTAATGGAGAAAGAACCACACGTTTAATCGCGCAGTTCCATGGGTGCATTCTAAGTACAGCGTCTCGGCAATGCTCAAAACGATTCTTACAGAGACGAGCCGTTTTCACATTATCTGATAAAGACATAATTGGCTTGGCGCCTATAGCGATCAAACCAGCATTACAAACCTCAACATCACTATGCGCCATCGTCAATTCTCCTTAAAAAATGCGGACGGTCAACCGATGGTCGACCGCCCGCACTGAGGAGCGGGAGGTGTGGGGTTAGTCGACCACGTAAACCACGTGGCCTGTGAGATCCTTATCCGCGTCCCATGCGTCTGTCTCGACGGTGGCAACGAGGTATACCTCCTTATCCGTTTCGTAGGCGTAATTCTGAGCAATTGTATCTGCCACAACTGCTTCACCGGCTGACACAACACTTAATGCTGCTGCAAAAAGGTCGTCGTCATCTGCAACGGTATCGGCTTCATCAATGAAACCGGAACCATCTGTACCAGCCAGACCGAGATCCAGAACGGAAGATCCGCCCATAGCCTCAAACGCGAGGAAGACTTCAAGGATGCGAGCACCCTTAGGAATCTTGCAAAGCGCAATGTTCTGACCGTCAGCATCACCACTTACCCCATCGTCGTTGGTGTTGTGATTGAAATGCTTAATACGCATTCTACCACCATCAACATTGGGGGCCAGTTTCGAGTTGCCTTCAGCGCGAACTGTCGTCAGCTCCTGGCTGTATTGATCAATCGTAATAGCCATAATTTCTCTCCAGTTAGAGCACTAACTAGAAACTACCGTTTAGGTAGTTTCGTCGCACAGGCACTCGATGACTTTTTCTTCCCACATGCGAACGGCACCGAATGAACCGGTAACGTACACTTGAACTGAATTGCGCTTATCGCGCCGCGGTCCGATATCGACCGTTAATTCGTCTGCCAGACCCAGGGTAATAGCTGAGCGAGGGTAAAAGAGAACGGAACGATCATCGCCGGTCTTCGTTAAACGTTCTGTACGCTTAAACTTGAATCCCATGAATGTATCGATCTCACCTTTTACCAGGGCACGAACTGTATTATAATCTGCACTTGTAACCTCGGTAGTGCGAAGCAATCCCTGCAACTGAGATGCCGTAAGGATGCAGAACATTTCTTCTTCATCTGCTTCACTTACAACTTCTTGGCTCAGCATTAGGAACTGTGCACGACGAAGTTTACCAATCGTCAGATTGGAATCCGCTGCAACACCACTTTCTACATAATTCACAGCAATCGTCTGACCTGCTGGGAAAGTAACAGTTGTGCTACCAGTCTTACCTGTTGACGCCGAACCTACGGCAGCAGCGATGATTACATCATCAACTTTTCTACCGAGAGCATATATGGCGTTTATAGAATAAGACGATGTTGGATCTGCCAACATACGAATACGATCACGACGATCGATCATATCAGCCCAGTCATAATCAGCCGTCGAAATTCTCCGACGATCATGAGGAGTGGAAATCAGAGGAGTATCGCCGTGGCGACTCGTGACCTCAACAGCCTCTGTCTGGGTAATACGATCGTAGAATTCAAATTCAGCGTTCTGGGGTTCCACCATCACTGTATCACGGAGGCGGGATCCCTTCTGCTGGAATTGAATCTCGATGTTGCTCTTATACGCTTGTACCAGAGCGGTTTCTACTTGAAAGGACATGCGAGAATCTCCTTAGTTACTCAATCAAGAACACACTTGGAAGAGCTGCCCGTCTTGCGGACTCAACCTTGACCCTCACGTGGGTCAGGCGACGGATTCACCGCGTGAGCTGGACTAGTGACCTAGCTGCCCAACAAATCGATAGTATCATATCATATAGTGCAAGTAAACAGGAAAATTAACCTTGATCTTCCTGCACACCTGGGTAGCTCTTCCTATGGAGCTCTGTCCAACGAGCTACTGCCTCAGTATGGCCAGCAACATCTCTATTATTAAGTTTAATCATGAATTCAGTATCAAGTCTTAAAGTAGCAATTTCTTCTTTAGCTGAAGCCTCGCTACTAATATCAAGATTTCCACCGCCACTACCTTGAGCAGTATCTTCAAGCATTGACTTACCAATCTTAACCATTGCCTCGACAAAAGCAGGGTTATCTCCCAATCGACTTTCATCTAAAAAAGTTCCAAATTCCTCATTACCAAATTTACTGATAACTGATCTAGCAATACTGATATTAGAATCGAAATCCTCCTTGAACATATCCTTAAGTCTAGTAACAGAAACCGCTTGTTCCGTCCTGGCAGCTTCTTCTTCCGCTTCTGATAATCCTGCCAGGGTCTCATGATATAGCCCCATAACACCTGTTGCTTGGGCAGTGCTTAAGCCCAGCTCATGAAGTCTCCCATTAGCCGCAGAAAGAGAAGATTCATCAAGTGTGATCCCCTTAGCCTGCTCATCAGATAATTTCGGATAATCAGCGGCTGACTTGGGTCGACCAGCTGATTCGTGGAATTCACCCCACTGCTCAGCAGTCCAGTTCTCCTGAGGCTTAGCTATACGATCGACACCTACAAGTTTCTGAGAATTAAGAAACTGTGTTGCCATATCTCCGACACCTTGAACATTTTCAAACACCTTCTCACCACGAATAGCTTCAGGTATTTGTGTTCTCCAAGCTTCTGGTTCTTGCGTCTCATTGCTCCCTTTGCTATCATCTCCTCCATCTCCGTCAGCGAATCCGAGTTGAAACCCCATAATAGGGAATACTGTTAATAGTAGTTCTAACCAGTTCATTCTACTCCTCCTCCTCAAGTATTTCCTGAGGTTCTGTATTTATAAGTTTAAGAATTGACAACACTATTCTCCTCATTCCCTCATTCAGACTTGTCTGATGAGGATCTCCAGAAACAAATGTTGATTTATCCACGTACCCCACTCGACATAAGTGCTTAAGAACCCGCTTCCCTTGCGGATTATCAAACACGGCCAAGTAGTCCTCTCTCCTTGACCTGCGATTCACCTCTCTCCTTTCTATCTACTACCACCTAATGCTTTCTCAGCCATTGCGAAATCCTTAGTTGCTTTAGCTGCCTCAACACCACCGGTAAGCAATTCTTGCTGCTGTTCTTTCATCTGACGCTGCTCACGTAATTGCATGATCTGTTCATCAGATCTCATAATGGTTTGTGAAACATCTCTTAATTTACCAAGTTCCTTTGCCATGGCGTCAAAATCAATACCATCAAGCGCTGTAGGATCTATCTGTGCGAGACTAGCAATATCTTGAACATAGGCCTGCATCACAGTAGCTTTACCACTCATCTGAGCTTTAGCCGCCGGAGAAGTATAAATGATGTCTATCTTCGCACCCTCAAGTTCTGGCGGTGGTGGAACCAAACGACCCGCTCGATCTAAAAGTCTAATTGAACGTCTAATCGTAGGACCCATAAACTCAGTCTGTAATCTACCAAGCATGGGAGCTAATTGTTGGAGCATTTCATTACGTTCATCCATTATCTCCACAGTCGTCTGACGTTCTTTCTTCCTTTGACGTATCAACCAATCTGTGAAAAATGTACGACGTATTTGTTCACGACGTTGCTCCATAAGTTCTAATGAGAGCCCAGGATCACCACCGCTAATCAGGGGCTTGAGCTCGTCTTGTAATCCTGTTTCGTGGTAAATAAGACTCGCAGGGGCTGTCTTAATAGGTAGCATAAATCCGTCATCAGGTACTAACAGGGGTGGATCAACTGCTTTCTCAGCGGCCTTGATCAGCGTCTTACTCATTGCATTCAGCATCCTAATATCAGGTAGGCATACCATGCCGGGGGAACGGCCATATGTTTCCCCTGAAACTTTTGTCCAACGCGGTGTAGGGTACGGAAATTCCATGAATCCTGATTCACGAATAACGTACTTAAGTTCCTTGATTACCCAAATAGAAGCGAACTTCATATTAGTTTGAGTAAGTTTACCAGTATCACGATTAGCTCGTGGAAATACGGCATGAATAACTTCGAATTCTTTCCCCTGTTGTTTCTCAGCGTCTTTCCTAGTCTCAGGAGGAATCTCGCCGAACTGCTGTTCAATCTGACGAAGATTCCATTTAATTCGTCTGAACAAGGTATCGATAATACCTTCATCGTTCTCCTCGACCCATGCATCAGCTAATGGTATAGAACGAAACATTAAAGAATTCGTCTTAAACGAATAACCTTCAAACATAACTGAGGTTCCGAATGCACCGATATCCAGATACATCTCATGAACCATAGGATTGAAGTTCACTGTTGGACGGGCGTATTCTTGGTATATAATGTCACTATTCAATTCTAACCAGAGTCGTATTGAATCGGTTAGTGAATTTGGGTCCACCCCTTTTAATGTAAGACCAAACCATCTATCAGTAGGAGATGTAAGATAACTATGAAGACCTGATGCTAACTGCTCCAAGGACCAAGGAGCAGTACCATCAAACAACCTATCTGTATTGCTCATCCCGCTTCTTGTAGCTGTGCTTGAGAAGCTTGAAGTATCTGGTCGTACAAGATCTTTGAGATCACCCCAAATACGTTCCCATACAGATCGGGTAGCCTTAAGTTTATCATATTTTTCAACAACACTCTTGGCGAGTGGTGATACTGGGCCTGCCATGATTATCCTCCTAGCAATGTACCAACGGAACCTGGATCTTCCATACCTAAAAGTTTCCTACGCTTAACAGCACCGCTTCCTGCAGCTCCTGCGGCTGATGTAAGAATTGTGCTTGATCTTCCACCAGCAGCCGATGGAGGTTGCTTAGCTT